AGGAACTGCGTTCAGTGAAGGAGGTTTACCCTGCGATAGAAGACCTGCTTGAAGCAGCTGCACAACGCATTGAAGACCAGCGCCAGTGGCGTGATGCCTGGTTGAAAGCAGAGAATAAAGTAGAGTTGTTGACAAGTGAATTGAGTATGCTAAGATCAGCTCGTCTCCACAGAAAGCAGAAAGAATGCAATGATTGAATTACATGCAGCCAAGGCCGATAAGGTCTTCAAAGAACTTGCCGCAAGCGGTAGGTATGTCAACACCGGCAAGGTGTTGATTGGCGTGGCTTGCGAGCCCCGTCCACGTGTCCTGTCCTACGGAGAGGAACGTCTTCAAAGTGCGTTGCTCAAGAAACACGGACCACGGGTCACGGCCGGCACCTGGGGCTACATAGCCCTTGTGGTCACAGCGTCTTTGGGCACCCTGGTGGCATGCAGCGTATGAGAAAGCGCAGCAAATACCGGCCCAAGCCAGTTCTGCAAAGCCCAATGGATTACATCCTGTCTGGCTTCAAACCTGTGCGCGATCTGCCAGGGATTTACCTTGATGCGCAGTTGAAGAACCGCACCGCCTTGGAACAGGTCCGCAAGGGCCTGGCTGTCAAGGAAGACATCGACATGCTGATTGGCGCGTTCAACATCACCGAGGCCTTGGCCTTGAGCGGCATGGGCCGCGACTGGATGGACGAGATCAGGCAAGGACAGGACGCACTGCTGGAGCTGTCCCGCAGAGGCGTCGCAAGAGGCATGAGGTTCATCATGACCGCCAAAGAGTGGGAACTGCTCAAGGTGGTGATGGACCTGCATGAGGAGCAGCTGGCGAACGCCACTGTTCACGACATCGAGAAGGCGCACGACTTTGTCTACAAGGTAATTGCCCAGGGCAGAGCGCGCGCCATTGTTCAAACCATGAAGGAAGAAACATGACCAAGTCAGACAAAATCAGAGAGTATTTCCGCAAGCATCCCGATGCTGACGTGGCCAAGGTGGCCGCCAAGTTCGAGGCCTCCAAGCCCATGACGTACAAGATGCGTGGCCAGGTGGTACAGGAGTGGCAGCCGCCAGAGATGGTGCCGATGCCCGATCCAGTGAATGTTGCCCGCAATTTCTCGTTTAAAGGTACGCCAGTGGACGAGACCCTCGACGAGCGGGCCCAGGACTACGGCACGTTCCGGGACGGCGCTGCGCTGATGCAGGGCATCAAACGACTGCTCGCGGACCACGCCCGCGTGCACGACAAGACGTTTGCCGATGACCAGTGGGAAGCCCTGGAGATGATCGTCCACAAGATGGCCCGCATCGTGAACGGCAACCCCGACAAGGTGGACAGCTGGGTCGACATCGCGGGCTACGCCACACTGGTCGCGGACCGCTTGCAGGGGAATGCACGATGAACTACGAGACAACATCGGCAGACTATTGCCCAAAGAACACGTACAGCAACCCTGCCGAGCAGCAGATGCGCTTTCATCCCGACCATCATGTCAAGCAAATGGCACAAGGCCAGGAGCGGATTTACGCCGGGGCTATTCTTGGCGCTGAAGCCAAGCAGCGCCAGCAAGGGAATGTGACCCGCGAGATACAGCAGCTGGAGAAAAACCTCCACGCGCTGGCAAGCGTGATCGACTCGCTGGACATCCGCTTGGCGTCTGCCTGCCTGCCTATTCCAGAGACAGCGTCAGGCTTGCGTACATCCGACGGAGGAGGCTGCCCCTTGGCCAACCAACTCGCCGCGTTCAACAGCATGCTGTCGACCCAGACTAGCCGTCTTGAAATGATTTACCAAGGAGTCGATTTATGAGCGACGCTTTCGCAATTATTGGCTTTGGCTGGGTCATCCTGGCCTGGTTCACGCACGTCGTCACCTGCCTTAAGACAGCCTCTTGGGGCTTCTTGCTCGCAGGGGCGATCTTCTTTCCTGTCGGCTGCGTGCACGGCACAGGCATTTGGTTCGGGGTGTTCTGATGTTCCACGTGCCTGAGAAATGCCGCGTCAAGCTCTCTGGTTATCCAGAGGGTGACGCCACCAACGGGGCCTTTGTGGTCAAGCTCAAGCATTCCCAGACTGCGTTCGTCATCGCAAGTGACGGCGCAGGATGGGAGCACGTGAGTGTCAGCCGCAAGGACCGCTGCCCGACCTGGGAAGAGATGTGCCAGGTCAAAGACATGTTCTGGGATGACGAGGATGTGGCCATGCAGTTCCACGTTCCTTCAAAAGATCACGTCAACAACCACCCCTACTGTCTCCACTTGTGGCGTCCCAAGGGTGTCAACGTCCTACGGCCTGAGTCCATCATGGTGGGCTTTAAATAATTTTAAAAATGCTTGACAGGTTCCTCAAGGTTCCTGTTAAAATCAACTTGTCAATCCTGACAACATAGAAAGATAGAAATGAACGAAATCACTGGAACATTGAAGGCATGGTTGCCTGATCATTGCAATTTGAGCCCCGAGCAAGTTGGCACTCCTGCTGCCCTTGAGTCGCTGGTGTTTACCCGGCATGACATGCGCGGCAGCGGCTGGACCTACGTAGGCGAGGCCACCATCACGGTGGACTTTGTTCTCACGACTGAGCAGCTGATTGCCAGCAAGATCGAGACCTTGAAGGTGCAGCAAACCAAGGTGCGGTCCGAGGCTCAAGAGCGTGTCAACCACCTGGAAGGCATGATCCAAAACCTCTTGGCCATCACCTATACGCCGGGGGCAACATGAGCGAGGACGCACAAGACACCTACCTGGGCGATGGCGTTTACGCCAGCTTTGACGGCTACCAGATTTGGCTGGCCGTGAACCACCACACTAACAAACAGATTGCGATGGAGCCAGCTGTCTTGCTGTCGCTGCTGGCGTATGCGGAGCGCGTGTATAGCCTGAAGATCACTGTCACGCAGGTCGCGAAGGAGGCATCATGACCTGGCCGTTCCCTCCCTTTCCACTGCCCCCGTATCACGGACCACGGGCCCCGAGCGGGCCGGTCTATCCATCTGACGCAGAGGAGGCACCGTTATGAGCAAACTGACATGCCCCGAATGCACGAGCGACCGAGTGACACTGCAGGAATGGACCACATGGATGGCGAATACCATGGAACACTTCTGCCACAGCATGAAAACGCAAGATGATGACTCGCCGTCACGCTGCCTTGATTGTGGTTGGGTTGGGGAGCACCGCGATCTGACAGGATATGGGGAACAAGCATGAGCATGAACACCCCATTCCACCTGCGGCAGCGGGAGTTCAACAAGTTCAACGCGGCCAACCCGGCCGTGTGGGAATACTTTGAGCGCTTCACGCTGGAGGCCATCAACCACGGCCACAGGAAGATCAGCCACTGGCTCATCATCAACCGCATCCGCTGGGAAGTGGCAATGAAGACCACCGGCCAGGACTTCAAGATTTGCAACAACCACATTGCGTTCTACGCGCGCCTGTTCGTCAAGGTGCATCCGCAGTACCGCTTCATCTTCAACCTAAAGCGCATGGACGACGAGCCATGGCACGGGGACATGCCGTTATGACCTTTACAGGAATCAACCTTATTCACGTGCGCCGGGCACTGGCCTTGGCTGTTGAGCACACGCACCACGAAATTGCCACCTGTTCAGATGTCGAGATTTGGGCGGAGGAAATTGAAGAGTTGGAGCGGGACAAGGCCTCTTACGAGAAGCTGCTCGCGCGCATTGACGGGAGGCTGCTCGCGCGCATTGACGGGAGGCTGCTGCCATGACAGAGTTTGAATCCCGCGTCTGCGGCATCCCCTGCATCATTCGCGTGAAGTACTGGGACGCCTATATCCCCGCGCAGCGCTCCGGGCCACCGGAGCGCTGCTACCCCGAAGAGGGTGGCGAAGGGGAATGGGAAATCCTCGACCGCAAAGGCCGGCCCGCCCCGTGGCTTGAACGCAAGATGACCCCTGACGATCACGCTCGACTTGACCGTGAGATTTTTAACCACATGGAAAAACAATATGATCACTATTGAAACCAAACGAGCAAAGCGCCGCACGTTCAAAGAGGTGGCCACCGTCGCGCATGCCAAGGGCTGGAGCGAGGGCCGCGAAGCGGCACGCGTGGATTTTGAGCAGGCCTATAAACTGCTGTGCAAACACAGCAACGACATGGAGCTGGAGGCAGGCCGCCTGCGTGAGAGCCTGGCCAACGTGTCCCTGCGCAAGCTGGCCTGGTCACGGATCACGGGGCTGTTTGGAGGGAAGCCATGACCTTTACACAATGGTGGGAACAATTGACCAAAGCCGAGCGCAAGGTGATTGGCGAACAAAACGCCAAGTTCGTCTGGGAAGAATGCCAAAAGTACACCCTCATGACCATCGAGGACGCGTGCAAGGCCCAGGTGGCCTATGACCAGGGCGTCAAGGATGGCAAGGCGCACTACGAAGTCCAGATTGCCGGCTGGCGTCTCCAACCGAGCCTGCAGCCAGGCATGATCTGGATCAGCGATGCAGGTGGCGAAGGCGGAGACTTTCACATCCACGAGCTGGCCGAAGTCATCGGCAAGTTTTACCGGGAGAAGTTTTGATGACGGACTGCCAACACCGCTGGGAGCCCGTCACGGGCCAACCCATTTACAAATGCGCCCGTTGCGGCGCGTTCATGAGGATCATCAAATGAGCAACACAAACACAGGTGGGCCAGCGTTTCCGGCTGGTGAACGATTTGAGGGCGTTGATGGATGGCATACGGAACCCGGCATGACCCTGCGCGACTACTTTGCGGCCAAGGCGATGCAGTCAATCCTTCAAGCGAAAGATGTCCATGACTCCCGCGAGTGGTACAACACTGCATGGATTGCCTATCAAGTTTCGGATGAAATGATGAAAGCGAGGGAAGCATGACCGAAGACGAAGACAAGCCAACCCCGGCTGACGGGCAGTTGATCTGGATACTGTGGGCCTTCATCGTGCTGATGCTGGGGCTTTTGACACTGAGGAGTTGTTTATGAAAACCACGATAGACATGGCAGAAACAATCAGCCACGGCTGGTGGTTGGATGACGAAAAACTCAAAGCCTTTGAAGCCCTTGTCCGTGCTGATGAGCGTGAGGCGTGTGCAAAGGTGTGTGATGACTTACCCACTCCTGAGCGCATGTCACTAGACAACGAATCTTTGTGGGAGGTTGCTACTTTGGACTGCGCTGACGCCATCCGAGCAAGGGAGAACACATGACCAAAGAAGAAGCCCTCGCAGCAATCAAGCTGCTGTCCGCGATAGAGTCGTGGGCCATGAGCCAATCAGCGCGACTGCCAGACTATGTCCACGAAGACCTCACCCGATCCATGGAAGTGCTCGAACGCATCCTCCTGAAAGACAAACCATGAAAAAACAAACCTGCAACTGCCGCCCCGATAGCCCATTCCACTGGGCCCACCGACCACGGGCCAGCATCTTCGCCAACGACCCCGTATTCCGGACGAAAACCCCTCAGACCTACGCCCACCTGAGCAAGGAAGAAAACCTGGTGGCCTACAAACAGTTCAGCGTCCACAGCCGCGCCCACCCGAAAACCAAGCCACAATTGAACAAGCACGAGCTTTAACAAAAGGAAAACCATGAGACCCGCTATCTTCTCAACGGACAACCCCCCACAGCCAATCACCTGCGTAGAAACCCTGGAGTACATCCAAAGCCTGCGCAGAAGGATCGAGGTGCAGAACGACCTGGGGGAGCATCTCTCCAACCAGGTCCTGCAACTCCTGGCGAAAAACAGAAGGCTGGAAGGGGAGGTCGAGAAACTCGCCCTCGACCTGGGCGTCATGGACGGAGGTCCAGGCGTTGGATGGGTCGAGGCACCCAGATGACCCCCTCCCTCCAAGATATTCTCGAGGTCCTCGGGCCACGGCCCATGGTCCAAGTCGTCATCCTCACCGCCGGTGGGGTCAAGTACGCCCTCATCGGGCCCGTGATCCAAGACCCACGGGCCACGGAGTTCGGAGAAGTCACGGAAATCGAGTTCGGCGACCTCATCCCCCTCGAAGTGGCAGCAAAAATGCTGGCCGGCGAACACAAGGAAGCGCTGGGGATCAGTTTGCAGTGAAATCAGCGCCCTGGACCGTCCAGGCGGTCTGTCTCCACCAGGTTGTCCATTCTGATGTCCGTGCGGTCGCCGTTCAAGAACTTCAGACGGTTCTCGGGCCAATACCCCATGCACAAGGCCCACACCACCTTGCCCGCAGGGCACGACACCCCGTCAATGTGCACCCGCAGCTCATTGCGAGGTGTCTCATAGCCGGCAAAGGAGCCCGCAGCACGGCCCTTGCGCCCCACTTTCCACAACAACGCACCATTGCCCGCAGGGCTGTAGTCAAAAAGCTCGTTCAAGCGCTCAATCGAAGGATGGGACATGGCAAAAGCTCCAGGTTGCAAGGGGAGAGGCAATTGTATAAAGATAAATGGATATGTACAAGGATAAATGAGGTGGGGGTAAGGGTTAATACGTAGGGGAGAGGGGTTCGAGGACCACGGACCGGGGATATTTGGGGAAATATATAGTATTTGTAGAATATATGTTACCTCATAAATATTTTGAGTTGAAAACAGTGTAATAGACGTAATGATGTAATAAGTGAATTAGATCAATAGGTTAGAGCAATACAGTATGGATATACAGGTGTATGAGGTGTAATTCACATAAAATGCGCGCGGACTAACTTTTTGAAAAAAACTTTTCATACATGACCCTAAAAAAGTCTATATAAAACCCTGAATTTGACCTTGAAGAGGCTCTTTAGGGGCTTTGGTTGCGTTGGCTGTGGATTTGTTGCACAATGTGGGCATGAACATCGACAAAAACATCCCCTTGCCTGGCGGTGGCGACCCCCGCCAGCGCTATCCATTCGCTGATATGGCCCTTGGAGACAGTTTTCTGATCCTGGATGCCACCTGGATCAAGAACCTGCGCAGCGCGGCCTACATGCACTCGCGCAGGAACCCTGGCACGCGGTTCACGTGCCGCCGGTACGGCGAAGGCTGGCGGCTGTGGAGGGTTGCCTAATGGGCACGTACAAGGACGACAAGTTCTTGACCGGTAAAAGCCTAGGAGGAAGGCCTGCTGTTGTCGAGGCCCGGGTGACCGCACCGGTCAAGACCCACAAGCCCCGAGTCCTGACACCCCAGGAATGGAAGTTCGTGGAAGAGTTTTGCGCGGGCGATGGCCACGTCACCTTGAAAGAGGCCGCCCTGCGCGCCGGGTACAGCGAGGCCTGGGCGAAGAACCGTGCACGTGAGCTGACCGATCCGGAGATTTGCCCGCACATTGTCGTGGCAATCCAAGAGCGCCGCCGGGAGCTGGGCGAGAAGTACGGCACGACCTTTGAGCGCCACATGCGAGACCTGCAGGTCATTCGCGACCAGGCGCTGCAGGCTGGCGCATATGGCGCGGCCGTCCAGGCTGAATATCGCCGTGGCCAGGCCCTGGGCACGATTTACATCGAGCGCAAGGAAATTCGCCACGGCACCATCGACAGCATGAGCAAGGACGAGGTGCAGCGTAAGCTGGAAGAGATCAAGCGCTTGTACGGTGGCGCGGCCGCTCTCATCGTGGATGTGACCCCCAAGCAAATCGAAGAAGAACCAGAAGAGGAAGAACCAGATGGCCCTGAAACCGGAAGCGAACCTGTACAAGAGGGTCCGGGAAAATATCCCAAACTGCCATTTCACCCGGATTGAGTCCCGGGTCAATCTGGGCATCCCTGATGTTCTGATGGCATTCCCGCATGGGGTGTTTGTGATGGTGGAGCTCAAGGTGGTCAAACGGGGCCGCAAGGTCAACTTGTCGCCTCACCAGGTAGCTTTCCACATCAAGCATGCCGACCTACGCTGCCCGACCTACATCCTTGTCCAGTATCACCCGGCCGGCACTGCGCATGCCAGCAAGTCCGAACTGCTGCTGTATTGCGGGGAACAGGCCATTGACCTGGTTAACCTAGGCATCGATACCCCTGCACTGGCCCGTTGGCCTTGGACAGGCATTTCATGGGCAGAGCTGCGGAACCATCTCGTGGACAGTTGACTTGTAGGCAGAAGTTGTGCTAGGATGGCCACGGGCGAAAGCTGCTGACGGCGATTATGTGGGTCCATCCACGACTTGACGCGGTGAGTAGCCTACCCTTAACCACAGAAAGAGAGAAAGACATGAAAACATCAGAATTGACAGGCGCTGCCCTTGATTGGGCGGTGGCAAAGTGTGAAGGCTTGGCGGTCAGCGACAGAGCCACAAGATGGAGGGCCAAGAATTGCCCGCACCTTTATTCCACCAACTGGGCGAAAGGTGGGCCGATCATTGAGCGAGAGTGGATTGACCTGCACTGCGTCAATGATTCACTGTGGGAGGCAGAGTGCCCCGCGCCCGGTGGCTTGGCTATGCAGAACGGCCCGACCCCTTTGGTCGCAGCCATGCGGTGCTACGTTGCCAGCAAGCTGGGCGACACCGTGGAAATCCCTGACGACCTGGTAAAAGAGTGACGCATGCGCCGGTCAGAACGCCGCGCGCTTTACCGCGCGCTGAGACGACCTCCACCGAAACCCCCCGACGACAAGCAGAACAAAGGCCTGGTCTTCAAGCTGCTGGGCTTTTGGCTGTTCCACAAAATATTTGGTGGGGACAGTTGACAAGTTGATAAAAGTAGTTTTACAATGCACCCGTGCCAGGCATTTCGCCGGGCCAAAACCTAGAAAGCGAGAAAGAACATGCAACACATTATTGAAGCCCTTGTGAAAGACCTGGCCGAGCAGCTGCGCCCGATGGTGGCCGACATGGTGCGCCAAGAGCTGGCAAATGCTGACGGCGAAAACGCCATGGAAGGCATAGCCCAAAACATCAACCTGTCAGAACTGGTTGAACACATCAACCTGGCCAACTTGGCCGGAGAGCTGCGCGACAGCCAGCTGACCATTATTGCGGGGGATATTGACCTGTCCGACCTGGCCGGGGAATTCGACGCCGACAAGCTGGCCGAAGCCATTGACCTGGATAGCGCGATAAACGACTGGTTTGCCGATCAGTCATTCACGATCAAGCCATAAGGGGGCCACCATGAAGACACAGACGAACATTCAGAAAGTAAACCATCTGATGATCATGAATCCCGGCGGGCCTTTGTCCCAGGCTTTTATCATTGAAGCCGTGCGCCGTTATGCGGCCGAGGTGGTCGACGCGGGCGTGCCCGCCGATAATCCCCGGGCGATCATTAGCCCGGTGGCCTGGCATGCCACGGCCGCCGCGATAGCCGACCAGCTCGACCATTGGCGCGACCAGTGACCCGACCGACCGTTTTTTTTTTTAACTTGGAGAAAACAATGGATTTTGAGCTTCAACAGTTTTACATGCGAAACCATATCCAGGCCCTGGCCGATGCAAACCACCGCGCAGCGCAAACCATGGAAAAGATAGGCGGCAATTTTGCTGCAGCCC